TCTTATTTTAACACTCGCAAATGCATTCCTATCTTCTCTTTCTCTTTCAATCTCATCCATAGCATAATTGGTCATTTTTTCTTCCTTTCTTTTTTGCAGTCTTTCTGCATAAGTTTCCATTATATTGTTTCCACAGTTAATGCTTCATTATATAATGACCTCATTAATCCATCTAATTCTACTTTATTTTCTACATTTAAAGATTCTACATATCCACCTAAAATAGTAAGGGTGTCCTCAGCTTGGTCAATAATATCATCATCATTAATATCAAAATCAGAAAAATTTTCAACTACTACCAAATCTGCAACATTAACTTCTTCTAATTTATCTAACACGCTATCAAACCAAAATGGATTGGTTTTCTTTTCCACCACTACCTTGACATAAGTTCCTTCATATTCACTATAATCTTTTTCTGTTAATGATTCAAATGTTTCTTCGGAATCATCATAAAAGATTTTGTGAAACATTCTGTATGGATTCATAATAAAGTTTAACTGGCGCTTATCTGTATCAAAGATATGAAACCCTCTGGGGTCTTTATAGTCACTCCATGTGATTTCATAAGGATTACCAAGATAATAAACGGTTCCATTATTTGATCTATGATGAAAATGTCCGCTCAGAGCCATATCAAACTTGTCAAAAATATGTGCCTCTAGTCCTTCGTTATTCCATGATCCAATATGTTGCTCGAATCCACTGACTTGAAGATGTCCCATGAGAATTTGACATTGTGTATTTTGAATCATCTTCATACACTCACCATAATTATCTTCACATATCCAAGGCATCATTACAATGCCAAGTCCATCGAAATCTACTTCTTTTGGACTTGAATACATCCAGGGTTCTACTTTTCCTTCAGCAGTTGTAAATATTTCTTCTATAGAGTTTAAGTCATTGGTGTTCTTATGGAAGGTATCATGATTGCCAATAATAATATGCGTATCAACTCCCATTTTCCACAAACGTTCAATAAAGTTCGTCCGTAGGTCATTCAATATCTTAAAGTTAATATATTTTCTGCGATCTACTACATCACCTAGATGGATACATGTTTTAATGTTATGTTTCTCTAGATAAGGAAAAAATATATTATCATAAAATTTTCTAAAATATTTGAGAAAAGTGGGCGAGTCTCCACGCGCTCCCCAATGAGTATCTGTTATAAGAGCTATTTTCATGCAGCAACACCCATGAAAAGTTCCAGAGTAGTTGGTTCTACTTTCTTTTTCACCTCAGCTTTCTTTTTCTTGGCCTTTTCAAAATTATCTACAAATTCGTCTACCACTACTCTAAAATCTGAATTCTTAAAATCGGTTACTGTTTTAAAATCCTCATCATAATTCATGTATTCTACATATTCCGGGCTGATTTCATAATTCTGCATACTTTTATATTTTATATATAATTGTTTCTTCTCTTTTTGAATCCTTCGAATGAAGGCATAATAAATGATTTGGGTAAAATATGCGAATGGATTAGATGACTTTTCTGGATTAAAATTGTGAATATAATGTAAACAATTTTCTATTCCATCTGATATCATATCATTTTTAAATGCATAATTTATGAAATTGGGACGGAAAGATAACCGCTGTGCTATTTTTAAAAATACAGATCCCAAATATTCTGAAATAATCGGTAATTCTTCATCATTACTTTTTGATGTATGATACATCTTTTTATATTCAATCATTTCTTCCAAAAACTTTGCATTATCTACATAATGAGCTTTCGCTACCTTTTTCCGTTTTGCCATGATAATTTCCTTTGAGTTATTTACATAATACTATTATTATATCACATAATACTCATTTGTCAATAGGCCTTGACATTTGAAAAATAGATGTTATAATGAGGTGTGGAACCGAAAAGTATATGATTCTAGTTCATTAAACCACTAGGATTAAAATCAGCTAATATTTTAGACATCTTATTCATTTCTTCTTCCATCGATTCTGTATTAGATTCTCTTACTGTATTCAGGTAAAATTTCTTATATTCCTCCCCTAATTCTGAAACGGTCATCACACATCTTGCTGCTAATGGTACGTGTGTAGCATTCGTAAATGGCAACCATTTAAGTAATGCTACATGAGTAGACTTTTGTTCTTCATCGTACTTGACCAACACTTTCATTGGCCAATGTAATTCTAAATATCCGCTATTTTTAGATTTATCAGGTATTATTACTTTTGAAAAGAGAATTTCTCCATTATCTAGTCTTATTACCTTTAAATCTTGTTCATCGAGTTCTGGTGACATTTATTCCTTGATCGTAATATGATAAATTTTATATGGAAAGCTTTCTTCATCATATATTTTAATTCTTTCCTCGTAATGTTGGAAGGCATAATTTTTCCTATTTCTCCAACATAAATCATCACTAATATCGTATAATATAGTTTCTTTTTTTGTTTCAGATAATCTTAATCCTCTGCCTATCGACTGAAGATTTCTAATACGACTCTTAGAAGGAGAAGCAAAAACAATGTTATGAAGATTCCTAATGTTGATGCCGGTACTGTATACCCCATAACTTGCCACGATGATAGCATCTTGTTCTGTTTCTGTAATTGCTCGTATCTTTTCTCTGGTTTCAGAGTTTGTTCCTCCATATACGAAAAAAGTCTTTCTATTGCTGACATCGGTTTCCTCCTTTATCATATCGTATAAAATACGTCCATGCTTTTTCACTAATCGAAAAAGTAACAGTGTATTTGTCTTCAAAGACAATACTAGGTTTCTAATATATTTATTCCTTTTATCATGTGATACCAGATATTCCAGTTCATCCACATATTTATATTTTCTCAAAGCATGACATATTTCCTCTGGATATTTTAACATCAATATTTTTACACTCAACGGAGATAATTGTTTCTTGTCAATCAATTTCTTGGTTGTTGTGGCCTTGTAAACTTTCCCAAATAATCCTTCCAGTACCAATTTGTGAGTTTGGGTTCCATCTAATGTCCCTGTGGTACCTATTCTGTATTCTGCTTTTACACATTTGGTCATTATTGAGGTAAGAGACTTGGACTTGAATCCATGTGCTTCATCGCCAATCACTAATTTATATGGTTCAAAAGTTTTCTTGCTGAGTTTGTATATTGATTGCCATGTTGAAATAACTACCTGTTTGTCTGAAACTTTATCTTGGCCAGCATAAACTTGATGACAATATTTGGCCGAATCCCATCCATATTCTCTAAAATCACCAAACATTTGTGATACCAGTGAAGTAGTAGGAACGATTATTAGTGTCTTTATATTCAGTGCTCTTACAATTAAATAAATTATTAGGGATTTACCACTAGCAGTAGGAGATACTACTAAACTTTTTTTATACGATAGAGCATGATAAAAGGCGGAGAGTTGATAGTCTCTAGGAACAAATGGTAGTTTTAGATTTTCAATGAAGGATTCATTATGTTCAATTTTGAGAGGTTTCCACCAATCACCATCGGGAACCACATTATAATGATTGTTTTTAGCAAACTTAAAAACATATTCAAGCAATCCACCATATAAAAGTTTACTGTAAATATTGAATAATCTTATTTTGCCGTCCCATAACCTCATCCTGTATGAAGGCATAAACGTATAGCCAGGTACCGTAAAGGTAAAATAATCACACAGTTCTTGTGCTATCGAAGGTTCACAATTGATTTTCAAATGTACTTCATCTATTTTAGAAAGATAAATTGAATCAATGTCCTTCTGTGAATCTTTTCCAATCAATTGCATTTTTAATTAAATATCCCCTGGTGGTTAGACTCTTTACTATGGCTTCAAGATAATCTACTTTTTCTTCATGTAGTGACATTTTTTGTTTAGATTCTATTGCATCTTCATCTGCTTCAATATATGCGTCAATATCTTGTTTAAGCAGTCTGTGCTGAAAGGGTTCCCAATCCAGGGCCTCCAATTCTTCTCCACTTAACCGTCCCCCATAATATTCTTTTTTCAGTTTTACAAGTTTACTATGATCATAACGCAGAGTTTTAAGTATCAACTTTTCGTTGGAATAGAGGATTAAGTACTTGTTATGTAACTGGGGAATTCTAACAGATTCTTTTGCTAATTCAGTATCATCAATATTACAATCACTTGTCCATGATTTCTGTATGTCTTCAAATTTCATAATTTTTTAATTTCCTGAGAGCAACCATTGTGCCCGTTTGTTCAATTATTTCAGCGTGGCCATCTTCAATCCATTCATTTATAAAGTTGGTTACTCCTTCACCGTCTGGATCAGTATAATCATGACAAAGACACGGACCATTCAAATAATTCCAATGATGCAGAAAATCTTTTTTGATTCCCTCATACGAATGATCTCCATCAACAAATAACATAGACAATGGTATATTTTCCATTGCCCAAGAATTATCTACTCTAATATCTATTCTTTCTTTTTCTTCGTAATCATTTAACCAATCATCTGCATCGGGGTCATGACATCCCTCGACAACATCAACCGAAACCACTTTTACATTGGAACCATGTGTCGCCAAAGCAAGTAAGACGGTTGATCCTGCCCAGTATCTACCTATTTCTAATATGGTATCATTCTCATCACGCCAAAGACGGGCATACTTATACAATAATCCAGCTTCATGTAGATCTAATCGAATTATATTTCTTGTTTCTCTGGGGGAATTAAATAACCATAATAATTGTACAAAATCAGCCATATCTCATCATGTATTTTTCATGTATTTTTAATGTGTTTAATTGTATAATTTTTGTAACTCATTGTCAAATTAGCTACCTTATATTCTGGTTCTACTGCAGTGGAATCAAATAAAAGTTCTGATAAACCAATTGGAAAAACAGCATTAAAATGTATTTCCATAAAGGGGTTCATATAACTGGACAATAGAGTTAATACTGCAGACGTATCTTCCCCGCTTTTATCCATCATCCAGGACCAAATATCTGTATAATTTTTTAAATATTCATCTACAAGAAATTGTATACTAAGCATTTCAAATTCTATAACACCCAAATTCTTTTGAATTCCTGGCTGTCGTGGAAAGGGCATTTGTGCTGCTTGCGTCGATAATCCAGGTAAATTAACTCCCTGGACAAAAAAAGTAACTCCTGGATAATCTACAAGTTCAAATTTAAACTGTACATTCGTTAGATAATTTATATTTTTTGGTTGTTCTGCTAAACTTGCCATATTTCCTTTTCATCGAGGAAGTGTAAATTTTCTTGAAATGCGCCATCTGAAACCACATACCCACCATAATTAACCCAATAAAATTCTATATTAGGAAATTCTGTCATAATTTCTAAAAGTTCCTTTGTCCATCCTCTATGTGTCGATCCCCAGGTTTCCTCATCACTTTTGTAATAATGTGGAGTATTTGCATAAAGGTTATCATATTTGTTACTTTTATGATCAAATCCCAGTAAGTAAACTTTCTTTGGATTAAAATCTCTACACGCAACATATACTGCTGCAGTTCCTGTAGACTTATCCGGTCCAGTGTATTCATAATTTATATTTTTAATTTTGTGTTCCATCTTCTTTGGAACCCATATAATATAATTTTGGGATTGTGTTACTCCAGGATCAAGTCCAGAAATAAAAACAAATTGATCATCACCTTCCTTTCTTTTTGTTTCATGTTCTGAACCGTTAGATAATGATGGTTTAGCACTTGCCGGTAATAGGCTCCATGATCTGATTGTAAAATAACAATCTCCATCAAATCCAGATTCAATAATATCACTTATTATTCCAGCATCTAAAGCACAAATTACATCTGGTTTAAAATCTCTATAACAAGCATTACATCCTATAACTAATCCTGGTAACAACTTTGGGTCAATATTTTTTCTACTAGACCCATTACCAAGCACAAAAACAGTATCATTCATACTAATATTTAGTAGGCATAAAAAAAGGGGTGACCAGAAGCCACCCCAATTCAATCCTACCTCAGTAAAAGATATTTTACATAAGGTTGGCAACGATAACGTGGCGATAGTATCGATTAGCGTTAGCTGTAAGCGAACCGTCACCAGCACCGTTATTAGCGGAACCTGTATCGTTTGCAAATGGATTAGAAACTAAACCGTAACGGGTCTTGAATCCAATCTTAGGTTGGAAAGAGTTCTCACCGACCGCACGAACCATTTGCAATGGAACGTAAGGACAGTAGAAAAGACCAGCATCATAAGCACTTGATCCTTTGTAACCAACTGTGAAATAGTTAGTTGCTGCGGATGGTGCATATGGATCAACATAAACTTTGAATCGACCATTCAGAGTACCAACCATTGTGGCTCCTGTATCGTCAACATTAAGGTTATTACCCATATCAGGCTGTGAAAGTTGACCAGCCATTGCTAGAGCAGAAGCTACATCAGACGATGTGATCAGGACATTACCTTTTCCACGCCTTGTGTCTTTTGCAATTGCATTAGCTTCACGTTCAATCTGGAACATCAGACCTTTGAACTTCTCAACTGACCAACGACCATTGGAATCAGTATCAAGGTCAAAAGTACCGGCGGATGTAGTATTATGAGCCGCACCAGTTTTAGCATTAATATAAATGGTTCTCAGAACTTCCCTGTTAATTTCTGCAAGAATTTCTGCAGACAGAATATTTGACAATTCTGTTTCAGCATCCAAACCGTGAACGGCTTTAAGATCCTGAGCCAATTCCATTGTGTACTCAGCTTTGAGTGCACGGGACTTAGCGGTAACAGTTACCTTGTCAATGGCAAATGCCATCTGTGGGAAATTTTCATAATTTGAAGTACTTCCGTCACCAATTAATTCTGCATTGGCGGTTGTCATACCAGTACCGGTAGTCATGTTGGCATCTGCTGGGTTACTGTTAGCAGAGTGTGTTCCCGCAATACCGGTAAAGTCAGTGTTGGCTTCATCGTGTCCAGCCTCAACTGATGCCTGAGATGTATAGTGAGCTTTCATCGCGAAGATAAGTCCGGTTGGACCTGTCATCGGTTGAACACCACAAACATCATAAGCAATCAGATTAGGCATGGCTCTACGAACCAACGAAATTAGAACAGGATCGACATAATCGATATTTCCACCTGTTTTATTTGCATGAGCCGCTTCTGACAAGTTTCCAAAGATTCCACCTTCTTGTGATGCCTGCTCCCGCATTGCTTTCTCTTGGTTTTCCAAAAGAACTGCGGTTACAGCCCTCCGATAATTATCTTTAATCGGAGGAAGATCTTCATGTGCAAGAACCGGACCCCACTTCTTTTGAAGGTCTTCAGCTAGGTACATATTTTTCTCCTATAGGTTTATAAATTAAGAATTATAGCGTTTTATCGCTGATGTATAATGTTTCATATTTTCATCAAGTCTAACTTCCTGTTTTTCATCAGTAACTTCAATTGTTTCATCAGTTTCTGCGATCTCTGAGGTAACTGCTTCAGATTTAGGAAAATAACTTTCTTTAAGTACATTCAATTTTTCAATGTATTGCTCTTCGTTCTCGTATTCGATACCTTCTGCTAACTTTGAGATTTTTTCCGTTTCAGTATCGGCCAAATCTTTAGTTGCATCACGAAGGACATCGTCTTTTTTGAACTGAGACAATTCTTTTTGGAGTTCTACTCCACGATTGATTTCCTCATCCAAAGAGGTTTCAAGGTCTTCGACTTTTGTGAATAAGTCATCAACCATGTCAACT